ATACCCTCAACTGGTAATGCTGGATTAGATGCAATTCAAAAGGCATTAAATAAAGATTATACACAATTGACAAAAGTATTTATAAAACAAGAAAAACAAAAAGGGTTAAGATAATATGCCAATTGAGATAGGTAAAGTAAATGTAGCTGATTTAAAAGAAAATAATCATAAAATATTAGGAATTGGTATTAATACTGTTTCTAATGTAGGTGGCATATTTTCTGTAAACTACACTACACTTTCTCAAGCAAAAAATAATCTTATAAATTTAATAATGACAAGAAGGGGTGAAAGAGTGATGCAACCTGAGTTTGGTTGTGATATTTGGAAATTAATATTTGAACAAATTGTTGATACAGAAATAGATAGTAAAATTGAGTTTGTTATAAATGATGCTGTTTCAAAATGGTTGCCATATATTAATATAGATGAAATAATATTTGATTATGATAATATATCTATTGATAAAAATACAATAACTTTAGATATGAAATTTTCATTGAGGTCAAACCCAAATTTAAGAGATTCAATTAGTTTAAATATAAAACAATAAATAAAAAATGGCTATTAAATCTAATGATAAAAATTGGGGTAATAAAAAAGACATAAATTATGTTGGTAAAGATTTTGCTTCTTTAAAAGAAAATCTTATTGATTTTACAAAAACTTATTTTCCAAATACATATTCTGATTTTAATGAATCCTCTCCTGGTATGGTTTTTGTTGAAATGGCATCATATATAGGAGATGTTCTTTCATTTTATCAAGACGCTCAATTAAAAGAATCATTACTTTTACACGCCACCGAAAGAAAAAACATAATGTCTCTTGCACAATCAATGGGATATAAACCAAAAGTAACTACACCTGCCGTAACCACATTAACAATTTATCAACTTGTTCCTGCAGCTGGTGCACCAAATTATGAACCAGATGAGAGATTATTTTTAAGAATAAAAGAAGGTTTAGAAGTATCAACAAATACAGGAATTATTTTTAGAACAACAGATGTGGTTGATTTTTCTCAAGAAACTGATAGAGAATATGATGTTTATGAAAGAGATAATAGTGGTTTACCTACTTTTTATTTAGTAACAAAAAAAGTAAAAGCAATATCAGCCATTCAAAAAACAATAACAACAAGCGTTCCTTTAAACGAAAGAGATTATCCAAGTATTACATTATCAGATAATAATATAATATCAATAACATCAGTAACGGATTCGGATAATAACAAATATTATGAGGTTCCTTATTTAGCACAAGAAAGTATATTTGTAGAACAAGAAAATACAGCATATAACGGAAATTTACATCAGAATAGTTCAACCGTCCCTTATTTGTTAGAAATACAAAAAGTTCCTAGAAGGTTTTCTGTAAAAATAAATAATGATAATACCATTGATTTACAATTTGGTAGCGGAGACGTTAATTTGGCAGATGAACAAATTTTACCAAATACAAAAAATATAGGAATTGGAACCGCAAATTCAATTAGTAGATTGAATATGGGAATAGACCCATCTAATTTTTTAAAAACAAATACATTTGGTATAGCGCCCGCAGGTAAAACATTAACTATAAAATATTTGATTGGTGGTGGTGTTGAAGCAAATATTAATTCTAATCAGTTAAATATTATAAATAAAATAGAATTTGATGAAGATATTTTATCAATAAATACCAGTTTATTATCAACATATCAGGCCGGTAAAGAATCTTTAGCAGTTGATAATTTAGAGTCAGCAACTGGTGGTAGAGGTGGTGAATCTATTGAAGAAATTAGACAAAATGCATTGGCAATGTTTGGTTCACAAAATCGTGCAGTGACTAGAGAAGATTATATAGTTAGAGCATTATCAATGCCCGCTAGATATGGTAGTGTTGCTAAAGTTTATGTTTCTCCCGATAGTGAAGTTGATGTAAATTCACCAAATACAATTCTTTCTAATCCAAAAAACGTTTCTGAATTTATTGGATTAGTTGAAGAGTTGCAGAGTAAAAATAGACAAGAAATACAAAAAGGAATTATAAGTTATATAAATCAAAGAAAGCATGGAATATCACAACAAAATAATCCATTTGCAATTAATATGTATGTTTTAGGATATGACTCTAATAAAAACTTAACAAATTTAAATTTAGCAGCAAAAGAAAATCTTAAAACGTATGTAAGTCAATATAGGATGATAACAGATGGTGTAAACATTTTAGATGGATTTATAGTAAACATTGGAGTTGATTTTGAAATAGTTTGTTATAGTGATTATAATAAAAGAGAAGTTGTTACAAATTGTATAACAGAATTGCAAGAATATTTTAATACAGATAATTGGACATTTAATAAAACTATTAATATTTCTGAATTGGAATTAGTTATTGCAAATGTTGAGGGTGTTATGAGTGTACCATCTGTTAAAATATATAATTTATGTGGGTCCGATGGTACTTATTCACCAAACAAATATAATATAGAGCAAGCAACAAGAGGAAAAATTATTTTTCCATCTATGGACCCTTGCGTATTTGAAGTTAAATATCCAAATAAAGACATTAAAGGGAGGGCATTATAATGCATAAATTTTACAATTCAATATATGACGCAAGTGTATATCTTCAACAACCTGAACAAAATTCAGGCCGTGATGAGATATTGGAAGTAGGAAAAACTTACTATGATAGTATCAAAGATATTCATAGGACTTTTATAAAATTTGATATTAATACAATATCAGAGTCTATAGCAAATGGTTCAATATCTAGTAGTTTTATTGCTTATTTAAACTTTAAATCAGCAAATGCCGAAGAAATTCCACTAGAATATACAATCTATGCAAACGCAGTTTCTCAAAGTTGGTCTATGGGAACTGGTACAAAATTTGATAATATATCATCGGATGGAGTTAGTTGGAAATATAGAGATGGAATAAATAGTTGGCAAAAAAATACAATTGCAGGAACTGCAGTATTTACATTAGGTACAACAGGATCAGCAAATGCTGAAGGTGGAACTTGGTATACAGCATCACAGGCTTCACAATCATTTTCATATGAACCCGATGATATTAGAATGGATGTTACGAACATTGTTAAATTGTGGTTAAGTGGGTCAATAGAAAATAATGGATTTATTGTTAGACACAGCTTAACAAATGAAGAAAACGATACAGATTATGGAGTGTTAAAGTTTTTTTCAAAAGAAACAAATACAATATATGAACCAACATTAGAATTGCTTTGGAAAGATTTTATTTTCAATACAGGAAGTTTATTACCAGTAACAGGTTCAGCTTCCGATGGGGATTATAAAATAGTTTTAACAACTCTTAAAAAAGAATATTTAGAAAATACAAAAATTAAAATAAGAGTTAAAGGTAGAGATTTATATCCAAATAAATCTTTTGGAACAATTTTTGAATATGACCAATCAAAATATCTACCAGCTACTACATATTATCAGTTAGAAGATTATAGAACAAACGAAGTTTTAATTCCATTTAGTGATTATACAAAAGTAAGTTGTGATACTACATCAAATTATTTTAATTTAGATTTGAATACGTTTGCAATTGATAGAACATATAGAATCAAATTGAAAATAGTTGAAAATGAAACATCAACAATTATAGATGAAAGACTTTTATTTGAAGTTGTTTAAGTATGAATAATTTAGAATCAATAGCAGAAAAGTTAAAAAACAGAAAAGAACTGGAATTAGAAGCCATACTTAAAATATCCGGCTCAGAAGCTATTGAAAAAAATAAATATAATGTAACTATTGCTAATGATAAAACATCTGCATCATCTTTTATTTTTAAACCACTTTTTAAAAGTAAAATAGATACTGAAGAATTGCAAAAGGCAATCAATGTTGAGGTAAAAGAATTAAAACCAAACCTTCCAAAAGAAATAAAAAATTTAGTTCCAAAACCATTATATGATGCCGAAGCTACTGCATCGGCACAATTAAGAGTCCAGGTATTAGAACTTAATAATACAGTTAGTGATTTAAATGCAACTATATCTGATTTAAATATACAAATAGAAAATGAAATAAATAATAGATTAACAATTGAGCAAACGAATGATGTTTTGGTCAATCAATTGAATACATTAATAGGTACTATTGAAGATTTTTCAAAACAAATAGCAACATCATTACAAAAATCAGTTGATGAAAGTATTTTAAGAGCATCACTTCAATCACAAAATACAGGTTTTAAAGCACAGATTAAAGCATTAATTAAACAAATTGATTCGCTTAATTCTATTATTGAAGGATTGCAGGCACAGCTGGGTGCGGTACAACAACAGCAAGCAATTCAACAATCAACAGCAAACGTAGCATTAGCAAGTGGTGCAGAAGTTGTAAATAAAGTTGTTGCAGTTAAGATAAATCCAGCAAAAGAAAATCCAAATTATCCTGATATTAATGGTAAAATCAATAATAAAACAAAAGATTCTGCTTGGATAGCGGGTAGTACGCTCGATATAACAAACAATGATACTAAAGATGTACAAATAGAAATCAGAGCTACTTTTGCTCCAAATCAAAGATGGTTTAGTATTCCAAAATCATCATTTACAATAGCAGCTGGTCAGAATGATAAAGTTGGTTTAACTATTACTCCTGGTGGATGTAGTTTTGATAAAAGAGATAAAAGTGTAGAACATATGGGAACATTAAAAATTAAAGTAAAAAGATTAGCAGATAATACCGAAGAAACTAAAGAATATAAAACTAGAATTGGTATAATGCATCCAAAATCATATGATTAAAAATTATGGGTATTCAAAAATATACAAATTTTGATGCAGTAAATAGTAAAACTGAAAATGAAGGTAAATATCTTCAAGCGGAAGACCTATTTATTGTTTCTAAAAATGAAATAGAAGAAACTGATTTTGGTGAATGTAAGTATGATGTAATGGAAGTTTCTGTGTATGATATAAATAATAATTTATTACCCCAAAAATCAGGAAATAACGTAGCATATATAAAATCGAATGATATAGGTAACTATATGTATTCTGTAACTAATAGAAGTGGTAAAAAAGAATTGGTAATTAATTACGAAAAATTATTAAATACATTGGGTTTTAGAAATGGAATATTAAAAATAAATTTAAATTTTGTAAGATATAAAATTGGCAGTGAAAATGAATTAGAAAGAGTATGGATTCAAGAAATATCCCCATCAAGAGAAGAAATTAGAATATTACCTCTTAAAACAAAATTTGAAAGTACAACCGAAAAAAATAAAAAAGAATTTGATAATATTAATAATTTAAATAAAGATTTTAAATATTATAAAAAAGAAATATTTAATTCTTTAACATCATTTGAAAATAATTTTTTAGAAAAAATTGATTCAGTTTTAGAAACAAAATTCGGTAAAGATTTTTTTAATATTTTAAAAAAAGATTTTGGATTGAGTAAATTTTCAATTTATAGAAAAAAAATATTTGAAGATTTTAAAATAGCTGTTCAATACTATCTTACCAATAAATACTATGATATAACTGAATCTAATTTTGGAAAACCATCTGAAGTAAGATTTGAAGATTGTGAAGTTTATGATTTTACAAATATATCAAACGATATGGCCAGTATTTTATTTTTATGTATCGAAACGAATACAAAAAATTTAAAAAGAAGAGATGTATCTGTAAAATCATCACCTAAAGAATTTTTAAAAATTGAAACAAAAAAATTAGTTGAAGATTCATTGGCAGCGTTTGAAACATCGGAAGTATTAGTGAAAAATGTTTTTATACCTAATAAAGTGGTTATTAAAGAAACGCAAGATATACCGAAAAAAGAAATTTCATTAGATATAGTTCCAAAACCAAAACCAGAACCAATTCCTGTTCAAATAAAAGAACCAGAACCAATTAAAATAATCGAACCCCCACGTATATTAAACGGTGGATTTAGTGGTGGTGGTGGTGGAGGAAGTAACCCTAGAGGTGGTGGAGGTAATGGTATTACCAATCCAATTGATTATTTCGGAGATGGCACAAATGTTGTAGGCCCCAGAGAATCTCAAAATATGGAATAAAAATATTTATAAACAAAAAGTAAATGGCTGCATTTTTTGACCCAAATGAATTAGGTGGAAACCAAATCAACGAACCTTTTAATGGTTTGGGTGATTATACGCCATTTGTCGGCAATTCTGGATTGCCAAGAAATTTAACTACTGGAAATGGTGGCGGTGGAGGTGGTCAATATATACCACCTGTGCAACCAAATCCTATATTTGTACCACCAAGTGTAGTACAACAAAATTTAGGAACATTTAATATTAGTTTATTAGCAAATGAAATTGTTCAATTTTTAGAAAATGATGTAAATATAGGAACAGGGGAATCACAGGTAATTTCATTTTCACCATCACTTACATTTGGTAATTTAAGAACTTATAAAACACTTTCAAACGGAAGAACATCACTTAATTATTATGAAGTAAGTATTGAAAAAAAATACACACAAATTACTCCATTAGAAGAAGATGGTGGCGATGTTGTACCTAATTTTTTAAGATTTAGAAATAAACCAACAAATATAGTAGGAAACCAAACGCCAACTGCTTTAAGTAGATTATATGATGAAATTATTAAGATAAAAGAATACACTTTACAACCGAATAATACTTACATTATTACTAATGAAAGGAATTTAAATTCTACAAATGGAAGTATTAATTTAGAATTTAGATTATCATCAGATGTAGCAGAATTACCACCAGCACCTATGGTTACTGATTTAAGTGTAGATTTTGTTTCAAATCTTCCAAACGAACTTGGTGATTTTGTAAAATTAAACTATCAATTAGCAAGTGTTGAAAACGACCTTTTAATATCCGATAGTATAATGTTATCGGATGGAAATACGGATACAAATACAATTGAATCAAATAAACTAAGAAATGGTTATTTAAATTTTGAAATACAGTCATTTCCAAACCCGACAGTAAAAATATCTTTAGGAGCAAATGGATTACCAATCGGATATGAGTATAGAGAATTTTATTGGGCCCCAAAAAGTATAGCAGAAAAAAATTCTAATAATTTTTCAGTTTGGAATAAAGTATTAAATGTATTTAGAGTAAATGGTAATGAAGCTAGTGATGGAATAGTTGTTGCTGTAATATTTGAGAAAAATGTAAAAGTAAATGTACCTGAAATAATATTAGGTAAATTTAATTCTGAATTTGAAATAAAAGAATCAGAAAGTGAGAAAGAAATAGTTATACCATTTGCACCAATAAATGCCGATGGTGTTGATGTTTATATAAGTCCAGAAAAAAAATTAAGAATACCAGCAGTAGATGGTTTTATAAGATTATTTTTTAATAAAGATTTTAATGGGGTATTTGGTAGAAAAAAGATTTATATATTACCATTTAGTAATCAATATGGAACGGGTGTAAGAACGGAGTGTTTAATAAACTTTATTGCTGTAAATGATTTTCCATACATCATACAAATAACGGCGCCTGAAACAATAGATATACCAAGTTTTTCCGATTTAAATATTGAATTTGAAGTATCCTATGAATCATTTGCTGTAACAAGCGTTGATGTAGATATATTACTAAAAGATAAAACCAGAACACCATTATTTACATCATTACCAAATAATGGAACTTTTAAAATAAATTTAAAAACCATTTCAAAAAATTATAGTGGGTGGAATGGTAGTGAAACTTTAAATCTTATTTTTAAACCAATTAATAATGCAGGCTCAAAAAAATTAATTGGAAATGAATATGAAGTAATTACAAATATATCTTATTCACCAATAAAGTTAGATGAAGATATAATTAAAACTGCAATATTTGATGCATTCAAAGAACATTTGAGGTTTGTAGAACCAGAACCAGATAATAAATTTTTAACACATTTAGCTAATTTTAGTAATGATGAACACATATTAATTTCATCATGGGAAACAGATAATTGGACTTTATCAGAAAAAATAGAAGATGAACTCGGTAATCAAAAAATATCAAAACAGGTTGATTCTATAATATTAAAATTATATTCACCATTACCGGCGGATATCGTTGTTAATTCAACTCTTTGGATTACAAAATTAATGACAAACCCATTGATTGAAACGGTTATATTAAGTGAACAGAATAATATAGAATGTCCACCAATAAAAGGCCCGAATTTTGGTATTGATTTTGATTATATCGCTGGAAATTCAATTGGATTTGAATCACTAGATAATTTAATATTTTCTGCACCAACGACAACATCTTTAGATAATTTAGTGCAAACATATGTAACTACATCTTTATTTAATACCGATGATTTAAATATAAAGTATTACGATGGAACTATTTACCTAACTGGTTCAATAATTTGGAATAATTTTGTGAATTTTAGTTCAGCTAAAGAAAGAGTTGATAATTTTGTATATAAAGTTCAGTTAATTGAAGCATACGAAGAATTGATAAGTAGTTCTATAAATTCTCCTATTTATAGTGTTTCTATAAATGAAAAAAATGAATTATCAAGACAAAAAATAAAAAAAGAAAAAATAATTCAAGGATTCGATGGATTTGAAAAATTTTTATATACACCAGCATATCAAAGCGAATCATTATATACAAATTCAGGAAGTAATTCTATAACCTGGCCATATAGCGGTAGTATAAGACTTGCAAGTAATACATTAGAAGTTAATGATTGGTATACCAATATAGTAAATTTAGCTGAAGATTATGATTCTATAAATAAAAATTTTATAAAAAATAATATTCCTGAATATATTTTAATTAATACTGAAAATCAAAACTTTTTATTATTACTATCTTTATTAGGTCAGCACTTTGATACTTTGTATTTTACTACAAAATCAATTGAAAAAAGTAGAGGACTTGGTTACAAAGCTAAAAATACAATATCTGATAGATTAATTTTTGATACTTTAAAATCCTTTGGATGGGATGCTAAGAGTTTATCATATGATAATAAATTGTGGGAGTATGCTTTAGGATTAAACAACGATGGTGCGCAAGTAGAAACAAATCCTGCTAAAAAAAGAACATATGAATTGTGGAGAAGAATTATAAATAATCTACCATATCTTTTAAAACAAAAAGGAACAAGAAAAGGAATCTATGCATTACTAAGTTGTTATGGTATTCCATCATCAAATCTTTCAATATTAGAATTTGGTGGTCCTGAACCAGCTGGAGACCAAAAAGGTAAACTTGTTATGGATAGTTTAACTAATGTTCTTAAATTTAATACAGGATCTGCTATAACGGTTAATTGGAATACTACTGATAAGGGAACTAAAGCAAATACAATAGAATTATTTGTAAAACCTTCATATGCTAGAGATTGGACTTTATTATCCGGTTCTAATTGGAATGTAGGTATAAGTGGTTCCACGGATAGTAAATATGGTAAAGTAATTTTTAATTATACAAATTCAAATCAAATAACATCATCTTTAATACCCATTTTTAATGATAGATTTTTTGGAATATCAGTTAGTAGTGGTTCAACCGGATTAAAATTAGATGTAGCACAAACTACAGGAGAAAGATTAATATTTTCTCAATCAATAACTTCATCAAATGCAACTAACTGGAATACAGGAACAAGTGTAAAAATTGGTGATGGGAATTTTAGTGGTAGCGTTGAAGAATTTAGAATGTGGTCAGATGTTTTAGATACTGAAAGATTTATTGAACATACATTTTATTCTGAAATGATAAATGGTAATCACATATCATCTTCTACCCAAGACCTTTATTTTCGTTTGGATTTTGAATATCCTAAAAATGTAAATACAAATACAACTTTAATAAGTGTAGACCCTAATATATATTTTTCAGGAAGTTTGAATAGAAATGATTATGAAATAGACCCTACTTTAACTTTTTATTCATTAAATTCAAATGCAACATTTACAGCATCGTGTAGTGGATTTACATCCGTTACATCATATCCATATCAATTTGAAGTAATTGATAGGACAGTTGTGTTGGAAATTCCTGATTTGGGTGCAAGTAGATATATAACAAATAAGGTTCGTTTTGAATCACAATATGATTTAGATGGTTCTCAAATAAATTCCGTAAATGGTATAGACCTTTCTGTTAAAAGTAGAGCTACTATAAAATCTTTGGATAACGCACCAATGGATTCCAACAGAGTTGGATTATTTTTCTCACCAAATAAAGAATTAAACTTTGATATAGCAAAATCAATGGGTGGAATTAATTTAGATAACTATATTGCAGACCCATCGAATAGATACTCTGACAAATATAAATCTTTAGATAAGTTAAGAAATTATTACTTTAAACGTATTAACAATAGAGATATTTATGAATATATTAATATTATCAAACTTTACGAAAAAGCAATGTTTGAGGATATTAAAAAAATGCTACCAGCCAGAGTTAAAGCCACTACAGGTTTGTTAATTGAACCACACTTTTTAGAAAGAAGTAAATATCAATACACAAAACCAAAAGGTGAAAATAATCAATTTGATAGTAATATAACTTATTCTGATTTTGTTGATGTTATTGCAACAAATAATCAATATCAAAGTGTATTGGATACCGAACTTTATAAAACTTTTAATGGTGAAAATAATCAATATGAAAGTAAAATTGATAAACCAATAGATGAATTAATTGGAGAATCGTATCAACAAATATCAACTATAAACGCAGAATTAAAAGATATTGCAGGAAATAATTTTCAATATGAAAGTAAAATACCAACTGATTTATATAAAGGAACGCAACTTTCTGAATTTAAATTAGCAGATATAAATGTTATAGCCGGACAAAATAGTATTTCAGAATTGGGTTCTTCACTATACGCAGAAGAAGGATATACTATTAGACTATACAGAGATAAAGATGGTAATCTTAAAAAGGAAAGAGTAAGAGTTGATATTTTAACAAATAAAAAATATAGGTATGTTTTGAGACCTATTCAAACTGTTAATGGAGTTGAAGACCCGAGATCCGGCCAGCAAATTGTTTTAGAAGAATATACAGAAAATGAAATAAACATACAACCATTTGATACTGCAAAAGTTATTGGACCAGGAACAGGAAGTGTGGTAGCATCAAAACCATTGACAGGATATTTACCAAATCATTACAAAAACAAAGGATTACCTACAGGATTACAAAATTCATACTTTAAAGGTGCAAAAAATACATCTGCAACTACATTAGATGGTACTGCACCGGTTGAAACGTTTGCAACTAATCCAAATATATTAAAAGTTGGTAGAGCAAACAGAGATAATACTGAACCAATATTAGAAACTTAATAATAATTTTTATATTTATTAATAAAAAAAGGAATTATGCCATTGGAAACCGATATTGGTGGTCGTAATACTCACTACCATTTACAAATATTATTATACCACGGAATGCCAGGTTCAGGAAGACAATACCGTGCTAAATATTCGTCTACTATTCATAAAAAGTTTAGGCCTTTTTTTAATTCGGGTTATTACATAAATAATCGTCCAGCGGAAGTCTTGCCCGAATGTAATGGAGATAGACAAGGACCTAATATATTTTTACCACCCGATGTGATTGTCCCAATGACTCATGCAAGAAATGGAAGAGTGTTAGGTGAGCACTTTATAATATCAGAGGACGGGAGTGAAACACAATTATCAAGGAAAACCGAGTTGATAGATACAACTGTGGTAGAACAGTTTGGGATATCTGAAGAATATGTCAATTCTTTTAAATATGTTCATGTTAAAAGGGTTGTAATAATAACTCCTGCTGATGTTTGGTTAGGGGGTCAAACATCTATGGATGATTACACGGAGTGGTTAAGTAGTATAATACAGGATTATGCCCGTTTTCCTGAAAATAACGAGGCTTATTATCCTAGTGAACAAAATCTTCATCAAGACATATCGCATATTTGGGGAGATTTAGACACAGCAGGCAGAAATAATGTAGGTAGAATTAGATGTAATTTAAAAAAGCTTTGGTCAACTAGAAATAGTACGATTTATACACAAAGAATAAATTTTTGGAATAACTACGCTAATACTTATTTTAATACTGCAAAACAAATTGGTCGTGTGACTGATTTTGGTGGTTCAGATATTGAGGGACAGTGCAGCATGGTGGCAGAGCCACTCTCTGAATTACCTGATGATATAGGAGGTGGAGATGTATACTTTAATTGTAATGAATTTGGGGGTCGCTGATTAAAAATTAAAAATACTATATTTATAACAAAAGAAATAATATATACACATTATGGGATATTTAAATAATACCGAATTGACTGTAGATGCTATCCTTACTAAAAAAGGTAGAGAAAAATTAGCAGCAGGACAGGGACTAAACATTACACAATTTTCATTGGCTGATGACGAAATTGATTACTCTTTATACGAGCCAGCTCACCCATTAGGGTCTGCTTATTATGATGCGGCAATTAAGAATATGCCAGTATTGGAAGCAACTCCTGATGAAACACAAGTAATGAAATACAAATTAGTAACGCTTCCAAAAAATACTACAAGAATTCCAGTTGTAGAATTTGGTGTTCCAAATATTGCAGTAAATCAAAAAAGTGGTGAGGTTTCTCTTTCACCAACAACTTCACCAGCTGGTAATAGAAATATGGGATATACGCTCATCCTTTCTAACAAAAATGCCGGAGATATTATTGGTGAAGGCGTTGTAATAGATGGTGGTTCAGTACCAGTATTTATAGGCGATGATGTATCAGCAACAGCGGCAATCGCCAAAGGATTGACTTTCAAATTTATTCCAAATCCATCTTTAACTTCAACTATCAGAACTACAATTACAGTTTATGGTAATGAAACAGGTGGTTCACAAACTATTCCAGTAACAGTAACTTACGTTCAATAATATAAACTATGTCAATAATTAGAGATAATAGAGGAGCCCTTTTAGCAAGTAATTTATCAAAATATTTAGCAGGTGCAGCTAACACCGCAGGTACGCCAATCGATACCTCTGAGGTTGTAAAAATCATAAATCAATTTTTAGGACAAAGTGAGCAAGTTAATGTAGATGCTGCGCTTATTGCTAATGGTGTTTATAAAAAATTTGGCGCCATTGATAAAGTAACAAACAAAACAGAAATTGTAACATCTGGTATTTGGAGTGGAGATAGTGGTTCATTAACATCATTTTATACATCAAGTATACAAACACAAGGTGCAACGGGTAAGTATTATATTGATGTTTATAATATACCAACATCATCTACCGCAGCTGAAGTACAGTTTTCAATTGCTTATGGTGATTTTAATGGATATGGTGCACCTACATTACAACAAGGTAATGAAGATTCTACACTTCCTTCTAAAGCCATTTACAAACAATTAGCAAATATATTATTAAGTTCAGGAGATACTAAATTTAGTGTATACAGTAACGTAACTCCAGCAGCTTACGATTTAGATAGTTTTTACGTTATCAATGTTAATAGAGCTAGATATAAAGAAAGATTAGATCCAGGAAACTTTTCATTAAAAATTTCCGGTTCAGTAAGAACAGTAACATTAATTGATGATAGTGGTGGAAGTAATGAAGCGGTAACTACAGCTGGTAGAGTTTATAATGTTGTATCTGGTTCATTAAACATAGGAACGGCATTAACATCATCAATTAACTCATATACGGCATCTAACGGACAGGGTTGGGGATTATTTTATCCTGATATGGGTATTATTCTTTTAAACCCTAATGCTATTTCTGCATCAATTGACACAGCATTAGCACCTGCTTATAATTCAATTGAAGGTGTATATCACAATAATTCATTGAGTGGAAGTACATATGGAATTAATTCCGGTTCAATCGCATTATTAAGAAGAATTGAAGGAGGTGGAGATTTTCAAGCTCGTAGAACTGAAAACATTTCAACTTCACATTTCTTTGTTAGAGCAAATAACAGAGAGTTTAATTTCTCAAACAACCCAACATTTGTTACAGGTTCAACTGGACAATTTGCACAATCATTATTTGAAAGAGACCCTAAAGTATACATAACTACTGTTGGTTTATATGATGACGCTAACGAGCTGTTAGCCGTAGCAAAAGTATCAAAGCCAATCGAAAAGTCATTCGACAAAGAAGTGGCAATTAAAGTAAAATTAGATTTCTAATAGAGAATAACCAACAGATTAGTAAAACCCAGCCCCGTAAGGTTGGGTTTTTTTGTAGTAGAATATTTATAGTTGACATGTTGAAAAAAATACCAAAATCGGACATTAGTATTAGGCCATTCAAAGCTTACAAAGATTGGTCATTTAATAACACCTCTATTGAATTAACAATATACGAAGCAAATTCAGGTTCTACAACCTTATCAAATGGATTTCCAAAAGATTCAATATATGGACAAATCCGTACAATGTTTTACAATGGACATGAAGATAATCCATTTTTAAGATTTGGTAGAAAAACAAATATTTATACAACTGATATATTTTTAAAAGAAAGAAGTTTATCTGAAGGACAAGCAAAAGTTATATCAATTCCTCAAATATACATTGGAGAAGGAATAAAACCAAAATCAGTAGAGCTTACTGATGATGGAACGGATTATATAGATGATGGATATGGTAATTTAATTAGTCCTGAAAATCGTTTGTTTGTTACCAAAATTGATGTACAATCCGGTATTTTCAATTTTGATGATATAGCAGGTAATGTTTATTCTTGTTCAATAAGTTCTAATTTTTTAAACTTACAAAGTGGACAAATAACTTTTACAACGAATAGTGTAACATATGGGACAATTGGTAACCCAATACAAATTATATCATATGATTCAAATACCGGCCAAATGGTTGTAGATAATTTACAACTAATACCATCGGCAGTGGCTGGAGCACGAATAGGGAATGTATTTTATGAGCATGGTTTATTTGTATTAACAAAATCTGTACCATCTAGACTAACTGCGAATTGGACACTGGATTATAAATCAACAGAAACGATATATGAGCATGAATATTTAATATCGGTAAATTCAGATGAATTTAATGTATCACAAAACCCATCTGCATTTGTAGAGGTTGGTAAAGAAACTGATACGTTTATAGATTCTGATGGAATTGTTCATAATGTTGTTACAAATCCGGGAGTAAAATATATTAGAAGAAAAACAAATTTAAATAATGGAACCGTTTTGGATTATAGATATGGTTCATCAATATCATCAGTATCGGGAGGATTTGAACATTTTGAGTTAAGTTCATCAGTAGATAGAACAGGTTCTTTTCTTGCTCCATTTATTACAACAATAGGTTTATATGATGATAATGCAGAAATGGTTGCGGTTGCAAAATTAGCAACACCAATAAAATCAGAACCAGATATTCCACTTAATTTTATTGTACGATTTGATACATAAACTTATATTTATATAAAACAAAAACTATGGCAAAAAGTATTTTAGAAACATACGAAGAAAACAAAACAGCTATTGGTGTAGATAAAATTTCATTTGATGCGGGTGTAAATGCAAAAACACCATATACTACAAACGATTTGAAAAAGGCTGATGAGCAAGTATTAACGGCTGCAAAATTTAAAGTTGGTAGAGGTGGAGAGATTAATGAGAAAAAATACTCCGATACGGTAAAGAAATAATTTAATGATTAAGAAAAAAGTTACAAAAAAGAACAACTCTAAATGGGTTGCAAAGAAGCATGGATTTAAGTCAGGTCTTGAAGAAAACATTTCCCAACAAATCGAAGGTAAAGGAATTAAAGTTGAGTATGAAACAGAACAGGTTTCTTATATTGTACCTGCTTCTGAACATAATTACCACCCTGATTTTCGTTTACCTAATGGGATTAGAGTAGAAACTAAAGGTAGATTTGTTCTTGCAGATAGAAAAAAACACTTATTAGTAAAGGAACAGCATCCAGAATTAGATATTCGTTTCGTATTTACAAATTCAAAGAATAAGATAAATAAAAAATCCAAAACCACCTACGCAATGTGGTGCGAAAAATATGGATTTAAATATGCGGATAAAGAGATACCCGAAGAATGGTTTTTAGAACCATAAAAATTTGGCATTTTCTGATATTTTTCGTATATTACATTTGTGTTGAAGCAAACTGATAAAAATATCGTAGTATCCACGTTATCTAATACGTTGGGTAGTTATCTTACATTAAAGGGTAACGAATTAGCATTTTATTGTCCGTTTTGTAATCACCATAAACAAAAATTACAGGTCAATACAGAATCCCAAAAGTGGCATTGTTGGAACTGTAATAGTGGTGGTAAAAAATTGACATCGTTACTTCGTAGACTTGACGTAGATAGAAAAACAATATCTATTATCAGAGAGATTTATGGTGATAGTAATTGGACTCCACAACAAGAAGATACAGATACAAAGGTATATATTTCCCTTCCAAAAGAATTTATAAGTTTAGTAGAAGAACCAAAAGGTTTTAACCCTGAATATAAAAATGCTATATATTATCTTACACAAAGAGGTATTACAACAAAAGATATAATTAAATACAATATTGGTTATTGTAAAGAAGGATTATATGCACAGAGAGTAATTGTACCGTCATACAATTCAGATGGTTCACTAAATTATTTTATTTCTCGTTCATACTATCCTGAAAATAAAATGAAATACAAAAACCCACCAATCAGTAAAAATATAATATGTTTTGAATCTCAAGTAAATTGGAACGAACCGATTATACTTTGTGAGGGAGTGTTTGATGCAATAACAATCAAACGAAATGCAATTCCACTTTTAGGTAAGTTTCCATCTAAACAATTAGTTGAGAAAATCTTTATGAGTGGAGTATCTAATATTATAATTTCATTAGATAACGATGCTATGAATGAAGCATTGAAAGCAGCAGAATATTTTCGTAAGAATGGAATAAATGTTCGTATGATGTATCTAAAAGATAAAGATGCGGCGGATATGGGTTATGAAAATTTTTATGAGGAACTAAAGAAAACTAAAGAATTTAATACAGAAGAACTGTTATTAAATAAAATAAATCAATTATGAGTTTAAAAAGAATATATCATATTGCTGATATTCATATTCGTAATGTAAAAAGACATAAAGAATATAGGCAAGTATTTGAAAAAATGTTTGAAGAAATCCGCCAAAGAGGTACGGAAGATTCAATCATTTATTTGGCCGGTGATATTGCACATGCTAAATTAGAAATGTCTCCTGAATTATTAAAGGAAATTAGTTGGCTATTTACAGAATGTAGTAAATTGTGTAAAACTATTCTTATTACAGGTAATCACGATTGTAATATGAACAATTTAGATAGATTGGATGTTCTTACTCCAATTGTAGAAGCATTGGATTTACCAAACTTTCACTATTTGAGAGATACACAAGTTTGGAGTTATGGTGGTGTTGGTTTTGGGGTGTTCAGTATTTTTGATAACAAAGATAATTGGCCAAAAGCAGATGATTTCGTATTCCAACCATTTGATAAAAAGATTGCGTTATTCCACGGACCTGTAGATAATTCAATGACGGATGTGGGATATGTAGTAAGTAGTAGACACTTTACAACGGATATATTTGACGGATTTGATTTGGCCCTATTGGGTGATATTCATAGGAGACAGGAAATGATTAGTCCGAAAGGTTGTAAGGTAGTTTATGCCGGTTCATTGATTCAACAAAACTTTGGTGAAACATTAGATAAGCACGGATTCCTTGTTTGGGATTTAGATACCTTAACTTATGAGGCAGTTGATATCCAA